CTCTTTGAACGCAGAGCAGATAGCTTTGCTCGATGAGATAAAACGCCAAGAGAAAGAGCAAGGCTTTGTGCGTATCATCATCGACAAGGCACGCAAGCTTGGCATGAGCACGTTCATCCAAGCGCTCAAGATACACGGGTGCATGTTCAACCCACAGATACACGCACTCACCGTCGCGCATGAAGAGTCAGCCACCCGTGAGCTCTTCCGAATAGGCAAGCGCATCGCTGAGAACGTGGACTCCCGCATTGGCTCCCCACTAAAGGGCAAACCCAAGGGTCACCTGCTTGAATGGGACAATGGCTCTCGCGCAGAGTGTCAGACCCAAGGTGGATCCCCCGACTCCGAGCGTGGGTCTACCCCAAACTTCCTTCACATCTCTGAGCTCCCCTCGTGGGAGTCGAGCCGTAAGACCACATCAGCAGCCGACGTTGCCCAAGCCTTGCTCAACGCTGTGCCCACAACACCCAACACACTCATACTAATCGAGTCCACAGCCATGGGGCTTGGCAATCTGTTCGCTGAAATCTGGCACCGCGCCATTAAGAATGAGCAGGGCAATCTGTTTGTACCCATGTTCTTTCCTTGGACCGGGCGCAAAGCATACTCGGTCCCGGCTCCGACCAGAAAGCAAGCCACCCAAGAGGCAAGGCTCGACGAGCAGATGCGCCTAGCCCACGACACCAAGGATGTGACTGGGTTCCATGCCGCAGCCAATGAGTTGCAATACTCTCAACTGCAAAGAGACCGAGCCATCAAGTACAACCTGAGCCCCGATCAGATACGGTTCTGGCAACAAACCCTGGTCAACGCATGCGCTGCCGATCAGGATAGGTTCGACCAAGAGTGGCCTGTCTCATGGCAGGTATCTTTCGTTGCCTCTGGGCGAGCTGTGTTCAGCGGCTCGATGCTTCAAAAGAGAATAAAGCAAGTGGAGAAGCAGGAGTTCGCCCAAGGATCTCTCGTCGAAGCCGAGGGTACGGTGCGCCTGCAAAGAGATGGTGGTGCATGGCAGATATATAAACAACCCGAGCCAGATAGGCGATACGTCATTGGTGCTGATGCTGCTGCTGGTGGGCGCAACAAGGACGACGACTACTCATGCATCCAGGTGATCGACCGAGCAACGGAAGAACAGGTCGCAGAGTTCTATGACAAGGTGCCGCCCGATAGACTGGGAGACCAGATGGCACTCGCAGCCAAGCTATACAACAATGCGCTGTGCGCCCCCGAAGCAAATGGGCCTGGGCTTGTGACCATCCATCAACTCATCAACAAGTACCCACACTGCACCATCTATCGACGGTTCGCAGTGCCAGGTCAGGTGGCTGGTAGTGAGACAAAACTTCTTGGCTACAACACCAACGTCAAGACCCGTCACTACCTGTTCGGTCAGTTTGAGTCAGCGGTCAGGCGAGGCGAGGCCACCATCAACAGCCAGCGTTTACTCAGCGAGATGATCACCCTCATCAGAGCCAAGGGTACTGGCCGGCCCGAGGCATCACCCGGCTACCATGATGATGCGTGTGTCGCATTTGCTATTGCCCTCGATGTCAGCCGGCAGCAAGCAGACATGGGGATCCCCTCCGTTGAGCAGGCCCAGCCATCCGTACCGCCCGGTGGGTACAGTGAGTTGGCTATGCCCTTCGATGGGAAGGCACCACCAATCGATGAATTTGCAGAAGGAGAGAGTTCATGGTTCTAGCCGTCATGATCGTCGCCCTCGTTGCCATCTGCATCATGGGCTACCTGTACATGCGCTCGATTGAAGCCATCGTGCGAACAATCAACATGTACCCAGAGGTAGAAGAGCAAGAGCCCGGGGTGTTGCCACAGCAGGGTGAACTCAGGGCACTGCCCACTATCAGGCAAGACTCTGCGGCGATGCCGACTGACTTTGAATTGTGGTATCAGGAGCAAGAGTCTTTGCGGCTCACTGACCCCGAGTCTCCCCTGATCGACAGCGAATGGGACCGGCATAGCGCTGAGCGCATGGCTCTGAACGGGGGCAATGAATGGTAGTCGAACTCCTCAGACCCCTCAAGTCAGATGAGGACATAGCCAACGACATCAACGACAAGTTCGAGGATGCCAAGCAACGCAAGTCTTTGCTGCACGATGAGTGGTGGACTAACCATGCGTTCATAGACGGCAAGCAGTACGTTACCTACCGCAACGGTCGACCCCAAGAGCCCAAGGCTCCGAGTTGGAGGGTACGCCTAACACACAACATGCTGGTTCCGATCATCAACACCATCTGCGCCAAGCTCACCCAGCAAAGACCCACGGTAGTGGTGCGCCCCAATGGTATTGACGATGAGCGCATCCAGAAAGCGCAGGCTGCTGAGAAGTTGCTTGAGTTCCTAGACAAAAAGATTGGCATGCAGGAGATACGATACGAGGTGTGCTGGTGGGCAGCAGTCACTGGCACTGGGTTCTTCCGAAGAACGTGGGACCCTGAAGCCGGTGATATGTATAACGTCGATGACGGTGCCGGCAACCTGACGGTTGAGCGAACGGGGGCCCCACGGATTGAAGCCTTCAGCCCCTTCGATGTGTATCCAGATGAACAAGCCACCAGTTTGAAGAACGCACGCTGGGTTATCCTCGCACACATGGTGTCTGCTGACACGCTGGTTGAGCGATGGCCCAAGGCTGCGAAGAAACTGATCAAGATGACAGCCGGCAAGGGAGATGTCTACCACCAGGGCATTGAAGGTGAAGTCACCCGAGACCTGAGCGGATACACATCAATCGGCAACAAAGAGACCAACCTATACCGGGTGCTCGAATACGAAGAGCGACCCGGAGGCAAGTACCCCGATGGTCGGCGCGTAGTAGTATGCCAGGCTGCGGTACTTGAAAAGGGACCACTCCCAAGTGGACGGTTCTCTTTGACCATGGTCCGTGTCGGTGAATTAGGGGGTCGGTTTTGGGGCAAGGGTTCGGTGACAAATTTAATCCCACTTCAGCGTGAGATGAACCGGACAATCTCAACCATGGTAGAACTACGCAATCTCCATAGTTGCCCCATCTGGGTTGGGCCGGCGGGTTCTGTGCCCAACAATGCGATTAGCAATCGACCCGATGCCTTTGTTACCTACAATCCCAATCTCGGCCCTCCACCGACGCGGCTTGAACCGGTGCCCATCTCCGCATCGCTGGAATCCATGCTTCAGCGGCTGACCCAAGCGTTCTATGACATCTCCGGTGTCCATGAGGTGAGCCAAGGGCGAGGTCCATCGGGTGTGATCAGTGGTCGAGCTCTTGGCCTGCTCTCGGACATGGACTCTACCCGCCTTGGCCCAGCAGTGCGCTCTCTTGAGACTGCAATGGAAGACCTTGCCATTGGCATGCTGGAAGACTGGAAGTTGTACATGACAGCCCCGATCACCGTGTCGATCTTAGGGCAATCCAGGCAACCGGAGGTATTCAAACTACACGCATCCGACCTGGACTCCACTGATGTAGAGGTTATCGCGGGCTCGATGCTGCCCAAGCACCATTCATTCGAGCGTGAGTTGGCATTGAACTACTTCCAAGTCGGAGCCATGGGCCCACCGCAAGACCCGGCAACGCAGATGAAGCTTCGCCAATACCTTGGGACCAGGGGATTGGATGAGTTCTACGACGACTCGAACCAAGACCGACTGTACGCGCAGCAAGAAAACGACATGCTGACAGACCAAGAGATGGCTCAGTTCATTAGACCACAATGGTATGAAGACCACTCGACCCACGTCGATGTTCACCGACGCTTCATGCTGTCGCCAGAGTTCAGAGACTTAGATGAAGAGGTGCAAGAGGGATACAACAGACACCTCGCCCTTCACTACCATGAACTCACCAAGCAGCAGCAAGGGCAAGCCACCTACGCCGAGGTCCTTGGCATGGAGGTGGAGCCTGGGGCAGGAGCAGGGGGTGCGCCCCAGCAGCAAGGTGGACCAGGCACATTCGCTAACCCCCGAGGGGGACAACCAGAACCAGCACCGCAACCAGGACTAGTTGGTGGCGGTACACCCGAGCTCAATAGAGCAACGAACCCAGGAGGACCTGGGGTAAATATGTTTGAAGAATCAACAGGAGCATTCTAATGGAAGAGCAAGCCACCGAGACCACCGAAGTAGAGACAAAGAC